ATGCCGAACAACAGCATCAGCGGCCAACCCGGCACAGCCCGCAAGATAAGCGGCCAGAACATTTCGAGAAGGTGGAACTTCGCACCGCAAGAGAAAATGAAAAAATTATTTATTTCGCTTACTTTTGCGGCTACTTGTGCTTTCGCTCAATTGGCAGCGCCGACATTGGAGGAAATTAAAATTGCAGCCGACGCCGGTGACCCCGCTGCCCAGGACAAACTGGCCGAAAGATTCATCATGCGGGCCGATACGAAACAGGCGGAAATCTGGTATCGCAAATCGGCTGCGCAAGGTTACGCCCACGCCCAAGGACAGCTTGGAAACATGCTGCTCATGCGCAGCCGTATGAGTTACGGCGTTAAACCCGAAGACCGTGCGATCATGACGAACGAAGCGCTCCAATGGATGACCATTGCCGGCAATCAGGGTGACAGGCAGGGACAGGCAAATCTTGCGGATATTTATTTGGAAGGCAAACTGGTGAAACAGGATTTTATTGAAGCTTATAAGTGGGGCGACCTTTCAGCGCAAGGAACGGCGATTTATAATGTCGCAGGGATTAGTGGACGCTCCACCCGTGACTCGGCGATTTTGAAGATGGATGCCGACCAGATCGCCGAGGCTCGCCGCCGTGTGGCAGCTTTCTCGCCTCATACGGTTAAAAAATCAGATTTGCCGGAACCCGGCTGGGTCAAAAAGATCAAACTCGGAGGTATCAATGGAACGCCGGCCAAACGCCTGGCCACAATTGCCAACCAGACTTATGAAAAAGGTGAGCGGAAAACCTTAAAAATAGACGGGCAGCCGATAACAATTCAATGTCTGGAAATCACGGATTCGTCGGCGACGGTTTCCATCGAAGGCATCGATGGCACGCGAACTTTGAACTTGAATTGACATACCAATGGTCTTACAGCCGGGACAATTTTTAAAATTTTAAGGATACGGTAAGCCAGCGGAGGCCGACCCGCCCGACGAACGACCCCCATTGGACGGCCCGAAGAAAGACCGGGCAGGCGACACCGGCGCTGGAGTCCGCGAACCACGAGAACCAAACGGAATGACGTCAGCCTGATTGACCGGACGAGGCGAGGTCGGCGGCATCGGCACGACCGAATCATCGGGATTAAAAACCGGATATTGATCGGGCGTCCATGCCACTTTGGCCGGCATAATCGGCCAACGCCTGCCGGCCACGACCACGGCGGACTTTTCCAGCCGTTGCAAACCGCTCGCATCATCCACGCTCGACCCATCGGAAAAAAAGGCCGTCGCATGATTGCCCGCGATGAGATACCCGGTGCAGATGACTTGATTGCTTTCCGCCGGTGCCGATTCAGACCCATCCACACGGGATAATTCTGAATCCGCAGACGCACGCGAAACAGCCGATTTTTTCTGAGGTTTCGGGCTATTCGCGCTGGCGACCGGAACCGGACTCTTGGCGGCGGGTTTCTTGCCAGCAAAAATACCCGTGACAAAGTGGGCGCCCTTGAATAATCCAAAACAGACGGCCACGAGCAGGCCCAAGACCAGCACCGGCATCAGCCAGAACGGCAGCCCCTTTTTCCGCGCCCCAACGTCAGCCGCTCCCCGGCCCGTGATGCCGACACCAGCCGAGGTGTCATAACCTTCGCATAGTCCTTTGACATCCAGCCGGAACACGCGCCGACTCATAGGCTCCTTGCTTGGCATCGGACGCCCGTTGTAAATGGATTCCGAAAAGAGATCCGGTTGCCTGAACATGCCCCAGGACATTTTACCGTGATGCGTCATCACAATGCTTTCCTGACAACGCTCGACGATGATCGAATCAATGTCGTTGTGGCGTTGCGTCAGGAAAGCGTTGTCATCGCCATAATGCCGGTGTTGCGCGTTGTAAAAAACATCCGCGTCGGACGTGGATTGCCAGCCGCGAGCCGGCCAGAACTTCCAGCACTCATCGGCAATGTTGAAATGCGGGCCGGAAAGCTCCAAAAGCTTTCCGTTGAACGTGTGGCAATGCGAGCGCCCGCTTTTGTCCGATCTGGTTTCATGGTCGCAGACGTAAAGTTGATAATCCTGGTGCAGCCAAAATTCGCGCGGCGTCATCACGCCGTCAGTCTGCAAAACCTGCCGATAACCGATAAGGTGATCCGCGCCGAGCTTCGCAATCTGTTTTTTGTTCAGCGCCCGATACAGGTAAAAGTTTTGCACCGCCTCGTCGGACACGCGGAAAATCCGTTCGTTGCAGTTGAAATCGTCGTCGTATTTTTCGCGCAGGTAATCTTGCAGGCCGCGACGCGGCTTGTGCTTCGGCCCGATCCACGGAAGTTTTTCAACCGCCAGATTCGTGATGATGGGTCGGGTGCCCAGGCGCAGCTCCTCGACAAGCAGATGCATCGCCTTGATGCCTTTGCCGTTCCCTGGGAGGCCCACAATCAGGACATTCATGGTTTAGACGCCGAAGGTTTTCTCGAAAATGGTGATCGCCTGGGTGACGGCCACCACCGGCCGGAGCGCGTCCATTGCCCACGCAAACGCGCCGAAGACTTCCCGCCGCTTGGCAAACTGGATCGTGACCTGGACCAGCGGCTCGACCTTGATAGTTTTGTTTGGCTTAGTCATGGTGGGAACCGATTCTTTTGGTGGTGCGAATAATCCAGCCGAAGCCGCAGACGGTGAGGCCAAAGCCGAAGCCCATGGCCGCCGAAGGCCAACAATCACCGGTGGCCACCACCGGCATCGGCGACGCGGCATCCGGCCAGTTGGTAATGGCCACTTGAGCGGAGGCCGAAAGGCCGAGCGTCAGCAGGCCGGCCAGCAGGAAAACCCCCATCGCCCGAAACATCACATACACGACCAGCAGGCCGCAGACGAACGCCACACAGTTTTCAATTTGCATAGTTTTAACCTCCAAAAATGAATTTCACCGTCCGTGTCAGCACCAGCGCCGCCGTGTAAACCGTCGCGCGAAAAATGATGTAGCTGGACACCAGCCCCAGGGCGAACTTGACCGGGAACGCCGCGCAGACAAGGAACATCATCGCCGCCGGAAAGCCGGAAAAAGGATTTGAGAAGAAAATGTCCCGAATCCCCAGACCAGCGAGGCCGGTCGACACGGTGGCGAGAAAGATGCCGTAGGCCGTGAGCACCATGATGCGGGCCGTGAGCGCATACACGCCTTTCAGAATCTCCGCCGCGCCAAGGCCGGTGATGCCCTCGATGATTTTCCGGAAGAAGGCCGGGATGAGCGGCAACAAGCCGGCGAGCCAGGGACCGATCCGGCCGAGGAACGGCAGGAACCGGACCAACACCGCCCAGAATTCGGTCAGCAGGCCGCCGAGGTAAACCAGAAATTCCCAAATGCCAACGAGGAGTGCCATAAGCTTATTTTTTGATGATGGGTGCCGTCGCGGTGACCCCGTGAGTCTGGTTGCACAGTTCGAGCGCCTTGAAGGAGTCGCGCACACACTGCCGCATGTAAATCAGCGCCAGCCCCCAAATCCAAAGGGTTTTGGAAAATCCGAACAGCGGCGCGATGGCGTCGTTATGCATGGGGTTGAAATCGAGCGTCGTGCCGGACGTGCCGCGCATTTTGGCTGCGCCGGTGCGGGCATAGCCGCCCAGGTTGAACGTGTAGGTCATGTCCGGGTCGCCGAAATTTTCGTCGATATCGATGGGTGTCATTTCCGCGATGAGCGCCATGATGCCGCTCGTTTCATGGGCTGAAAATTCGGTGGAGGCCGAGGCTGACGCGGTAACAAGGTCGTTAAAATTGGTGGAGCCGCCTTGCGCCAGGTTATTCGTGACCTCAAGGTTTAAGCCCGTCGGGGTGTTCGAGTCCAGCATCGCACCAAAGCCACCGTCGCCGGGATTCGTGTTCATCGTCAGCGTCGAGGTGGTCGCCAGCAAATTGGAGATGCCGGCCAACGTGCTTTCCGTTGCATAATTCGACAGGGAGATGGAATAGTTATTCGTGGGGAACTGGACCTGGACGATGTTAGTCGGACTCGAATTGGTGAGCCATTTGACAATCATCCAGAGGTCGTTTGAAACCACGCCCTCGTAGGCAACGCGCTGACCGTTAGCGTTGGTCGTTTCACCGTAAAACTTGTTCAGAATCGCGTTATTCGTCGCCAGCAGCGGGGTGTAATCCAAAGCCGAGTTGGACGGGAAATTCATCACGCTCACGTTTGAGGGTGCGTTGAAGATGATCGGATTGGTTCGCGCGAGCAGACCGACCGCGCCGAGCAAATCCGAGTTGTCCTGATGCAAGACGTTTTGGCCTTTCACCGCGTTCAAATTGTCCTCGTGCAGTTGGCCCAGACCGGCCCGCAACGTCGAATCAAGCGCCAGCCCCGTCAGGTTGGAAAGCCCCACCGGGAAATTGATGTTGTTGGTGAAGACGTAATCACCGGCAAAGGAACCCGAACCACCGCCGCCGGAGACGCCGGAACCGGCAGCGCCCGCACCAATACCGTTCGTGCCCGTGTTAAACTGACCCAGCGAGTTGGTGAGATTGCCAAACGGATTGGCGGCGTTGGCCGGGTCGGGAACGGTGCCCGCCACCGTGTAACCCCAACTCACATTGAGATTCGGGGTGCAGAGGTCGAGATTGTAATTGTAAGTGTCAGATTGCCCGGGACTCAGGTATTCCTGCTTTACGATGACATTGTTATTCTTCCAAAAAGCCAAAACCATTTTGTCTTTCAGATCGTTGACAACCGTCCCAACGACATTGGTGGTCGAAGGCCGGTAAGGCACGAGCCCGCCCGTAAAAGAGTCCACCGGATCAAACAACGACACCTGATGCGACTCCGTGGCCGAATTGCCGGGACAAAGCAGAATTGAATCCGTCAGCAGCCCGTTGAAGTAGAAGCAGGCGTATTGTTGCATGCCCGACGTGGCAGCGTTGTTGAGGGTAACGGTTTGCGTTCCGTATTTGATCGGGTGATGACCTTGGATGTTGATGAAAATCGTATCGTTCGCGCCCCAGGAGTTGCCGAGGTTCGCCGTTACGTTCGTCACCGTATCGCCGGCATGAATCGTCACCCGGTCAAAGAGATTATTGATCACTGACGCGCCGAACCAATAATCCTGGGCGGCTGGGTGAAAGGTTGTGAAAGTCCAGTAACCGGTTTGCGGCGAGCCGGTGGCATCAAAAAAGCCCAGATGTGCAGCGCTGCCCTCATTTGGACTCACTGGCGCATCGTGATACATGGCGGTGAAATCGCTTTTCGGGATGTCGCCTTGCATGGAATCCGCCGAGACACCCCAACAACGGATGATAATTTGCAAGTCGGCGCGGGAGGATTGAACCGCCAGTAGCACAGCGAGAATAGGAAGGAAGGTTTTCATTTTGCAAACATGGGCCAGACGGTCCAGTAATAATTGGTTTGCGGTTTTTGATAGTATTCAACGCCATTGGTGCCGAAGCGCATCGCCGTCGAGTAGGTGACGTAAGCCGGGTTGGTGACCATTTGCGAAGTCAGCACTTTGTTGCCTAGCGTCGTCGTGACGAGGTGGGGCCGGAGCTGGGAGTCTTTGACTGCTTGCAGCCAGACCAGCACGCAGATGCAGACCACGGCCACGATCCAGAGGGAACGCCAAAGAAAACTTTGCCGCTGGCCGGTGAGGTGACGGTGAAGCAAATCGCAGACGACCAGGCCGGCGAAGACCGAGAGAACCCGAATCAGAAGGAGTGTCAT